TTTATCATCTTCATCTTCATCTTCATTAATTATTATTCTATTGAATCGTTGGTAATATTTTTCGTTAGTTGGTTTATTCATACGAATATATAGAAAAGAATATTTTTTATTCCAAGCAGTTTTTAATACCTCGTCTTGTTGTTCTTTTGTTAAATCACCCATGAGTTCTTCACGAATACAATTCTCCTCTTTTTTATTATCAGTTCTGAATATGATAAAAGAGGACATAGAATTTCTGTAAATTAAACTTAATGCATTATACTTCTGACTGCATATCCAAATTGATAAAGACGCTGAACCTTCTTCATCTGGATTAGTCATGCAGTGTCTTCTGTTAAGCAAAATACGATTTGCATAATGACTTTTTTTAATTTGTGTAATCACATCGTCCAATATCAAAAGACAATTATTATTTTCATCTTCTTTTTCAGTTTCTACAATATTTTCTAACATTTCATCACTATATTTATTATATATTCTCTCTTCATTCAATCCTAACTTCTCAATTGGTAAGGAAGCTAGTGATGCAGAACATAAAAATATCTTATCAAAATATTTATAATAAAAACGAGGTAAATGTGGTTTAGATTTAGTAGGGTGTGATTTTAATAATGAGAGCATAGTTGTAGTTTTACCAGAACCAGGACAACCAACAATATATAACGCATCGTTTATAGGACATAGAGGTTCAGCAACCTTATAAGGCATATTAGAGAGATTGTCTACATTTTGAGAAATTACTGGTATTTCTTTTAGTTTAGCATTTTCAATAACCTTCATAATATATATATTAATATAAAAAGTTATAAACTTTAATTTAGAAAAAAATAATATATTATTAAATATATATAAAAATGGCTCAACCTAATTCTTTTGCTTCACTACCTCTTTCTATGAGATATAGTATAATGTCTGGAAGTGATACAATTCCTTCTACTACAAGACTTCACCGCTGGGATTCAACAAGCACATCTTATTCTAGTTCTAGCAATAACATAATTAATATTCCAGTTGCCGCTGATGGATTTATTCAAGGCTCAGAAGGTTATTTATATTTACAGATTGTAAATAATGATGCATCTTCTGTTAATCTTGACTTTGATGCTAATAGTGTTATTGATAAAATAGAAATTTCTGTTCTTGGTTCTAGTGGTAAGGTAGAAACCGTTGAAAATTACAACACATACAGTATTTTAAAAGAATGTTATAATGCTGATACTTCTATGAAAAATTACCTCAATAATACTGCTGGTGGTGCTTTGGTTCAAACTGGATTAGGTGCAATAGGTGCAGCAATTGCTGCTTCTCATACTCGTCATGTTGCTATTAAACTTCATGGTCTTGCATTTCTAAATGATTACTACAAAAAGGCACTACCTATGGGTATGCCTCAATTTACACTTCAAATTACACTTGCCTCTGCTAATGTAGCTTTTAAAACATCTGGAACTGCTGCTACTACTGCAGCTTACACAGTTCAGAACGCAAGATGGTATGCACCTGTTTTTAGAATTGAAGACGAGCAAGTCATGGCATCGTATGCTAATGATTTAAATACTCTAACATTATCATGGGTTGGTGAGTCTGCATCGTCCATAATTAATACTCGTACTAATACAGAAGGAACACAACGATTTTTACTCAATCCTTCATTTAGATCTCTTAATGGTATTGTTTCAGCACAGCGTCCTTCTGCTGGTTTGACTACATCAACGGTAAATGTTGTAGCTGCTACTAATCTTGATAATATCAGCTCATTCCAGCACAGAATTCAAGGTTCTCTCTATCCACAAGATGGTATTGACTTCGCTGCAGCTGCAAATGGTAACGATCAATCAAGAGCTTATATTGAAGCCGCTGGTGCTTTTGCTCCTCATGGAAAAGCTATTGCTGAAAATGATACTGTAACTCTTACTCAATTTGGAGAAACCACAGCTAATAATGGTAAAGGGGTGATGGCTGTAAATCTTAAAAGATTTTCAGAATCTCAACTTATTAATGTCGGTCTTAATACATCGTCTAACGCATCACCTACAACACTTGAAGTAACTTATAGTGGAGCAGGAGCAGCACAGCAAGTTCTCTCCTTTGCTCTTTATGATGTAATGTTTATGCTTCGTGGTGGGGTTGTTGAAGCTCAATTTTAATTAAATAAAAATAAATATTATATTTTTTTGTAAAAAATAAAATATTTTCATAAATATATAATGACTGAAAACGAAATTATTGATTTAAATGATGCTTATACTTTTTTTGGAGAGATTGAAGATATAAAAAAAGAACGAGAAGAATCTACTATTGGTATACAAGCAACAGATCCTAATATTGATTATGCAAAACAACTTCAAGAAAAATATAAAGGTTTTGTTCATGATGGTAAAATAGATGATAGTTTTGTAGAAGATGAAGACAAAATAAAATTAATTGAAGCTGTAAAATATATTGTTGAAACAGAATATAAAGTCTATCCATCACCTATGAATCAAATTTTAATTGAGAAAATGTATTATAATTGTATTAAGAATATGAATAAAGAAGATTATTTAAAAGAAAAAGAAGATTTGAAATCAAAAAGTATTTTAGAAATAGAATTATCAAAATTAGATAAATTTAGTGGATTATAAGAGGTTAGTGATAATGATAATGATATGAGTATTTTTTTCTTTCATAATTCTTATTTTTAATTTTATATAAAATTTTACAATTTAACAACTTTTTTTCATAATATCTTTTTGTAAAATATTTAGAAATTTTATATACAATATCATCATTAAAAATAGAATTTCTAAAAATTAATAATAAATATCTTAATGTCTTCATATAATATTAAAATTTAATAATCTGATTTTTTAATATTATCTATATTTATATGTCTAATTTAAGAATTCTCTCAATAGAAAATATTGGAAACCTAGTAGATGAATCAACTGATAAGAGTTCATTCACAATTAATATTCCAGAAGACATAATTAATTTAGGTAGGTGTTTAGTAGAATTACAATCTGGTTTCGTGCAAGTTCAGAGAAGCACAGTAGACGCATCTGGAAATATTGATGCTACAATTGGAAGAATTGTACCTAGTAATGTAAATGCATTATTAATTAGAACTAATATAGAACAAGTAGGTTATTCGTCTTTTACTGGTGGATATAACAATATAATAGGAACATGTTTATTAGAAGGATCACTAACAGCAGCAGCTTCACAATTAGCAGCTGGAACAGGAAGAGATTATATTGGTAGAGCTGGTAATGATATAGCAACTATTCAAAAGCAAGGGGTATTTCTCTGTGAGAGATTACCTAGTCAATTGAAGGTTGAAAAGGTATATTATACTGATGCAGCTAGTCCTCAATTAGTTCCAGCTGATTCATATACAGCTCAAACTCTACCACTACAACTAATTTTAAAATTAACTTTTTTGGATATGGATTAAAAAATTAAAATATATTAATAATATAAATGTCTGCGAAGACTATGAGTAAAATTAAAAATAAAATAAAAAAAAATGATATAGTATATACACCTCAAAAAATAGTAGATATAATGATAGAAGATATTGATGATAATTATTCTATTTTAGATCCTTGTGTTGGTAAAGGTGTTTTTTATAATTCATTTAAAAATGAAAAAAAATATTATTGTGAAATTACAGAAAATAAAGATTTTTTTGATTTTACTGAAAATGTAGATTCTATATATGGAAATCCACCATATTCTCTCCTTACAAAATGGTTAGAACATTCTTTTAAAATATGCAATAAAAAAATTAAATATATTATTGGTATGTATTCATTAACACCACCTAGAATAACACTAGCAGAAAAATATAATTTTTATATAACAGAAATAATTTTAACACAAGTACCAACATGGTTTCAACGAAGTTATATAATAACTTTTGAAAAATTAGAAAAAAAACCAGAACATATAAGATTTGATTGTATTAATTTAGGAAATAAATGTTTATATTGTGGTAAATCTGTTGGAGGAATGAAAGGTGAAAATATCCAGCACTGCAAGAGAAAAATGAGTGATACTGAATGTGTTTATTAATTAAAACATTAAGGAAAAATGATATAAAAAATTATCTTGTTATAATATAAGTATGAAATCTGAAAGTGATGAAGAAATCTATTATGAATTTGCAAAATTAGATGATGGTAGTTTTGCTGATAAAAGACGAAAATACGACTATAAGACTGAAACGGAGAGGTTACAAATTCGTCGTGAATATGACCGTATTTTAAAAATGAAAAAGAATTGGAAAATAAATTATGGTATTATTATTAAAGATGATGAGGTAGAATTTTTTACTGAAAATAGACTATTGATTAAAAAAGTTCTACCGATTCTAGAACAACTTAAAAAAATAGAAATTAATTGATTAGATATTTTTATTTTAATTTTTCTTAAATATTTAGGAAAAACTAAAAATTGAAAAACTAAAATATATTAATTAATTGCGGAATTAACTTAAATATATTTTCTTGATATATATTAAATGAATATAATATCTAACCAGAATAAAATGAGCTATTCAGAAGAATTTAATAAAAAGAATGTTGAATACCTTTATAGTCTTAATAAATATGAACTTACACAATATAACGATATACCAGATGAATTTGAAAGAAATAAATTATCAAAGAAACTTAAAAGTATTTTAGAAGATTTATTAAATAAAATGAAAGATAGTGATGATAAGACTGATATTGGTGTTGTTGAAAGACAATATAAATATAGTTCTCATCGTGCCTATGTTAAAGGAAATGGTATACAACAACTTTCAAAAGTGCATCGTGATTTTGTAATTAGAGATGGAATGTATGATTATGATATGAAAAACGCTCACCCTACTATTTTATATTATTTATGTAAAACAAATGAATTACCTTGTAAAATGATAAAATTATATATTGATGAAAGAGAGAGTTTACTTGAAGATGGTGGTATTGAAAAAAAAGATTTTTTATCTATGATGAATAGAGATAAGCTTCCACCAGCAAAAAATACTGATCCTACAATCAGAGTTATTCTTGAAGAAATACAACAAAATAAAAAAAAACTAGTTGAAATATATAAAGGTATTATATCAAAAGATTATCTCTCTAATGAAGAATTTAAACCTAAAAAAGATAGAGGTAAAAATATTTTGAGTTCTAAAATGTGTAATATTTTTATGTATTTTGAAAATAGAATATTACAAAATGTATTAGATGTATATCCTAATGCGTGTTCTATTCCTATGTATGATGGTTTTATTTCAAGAGAAGAATTAGATATTGAAGAATTAAATGAAATTACAAAAGATTTTTATATTGAATGGAGTTTAAAACCATTTGAATCTCCTTATGAATATGATGATGATTATGAACTACCATCTATATATGATTATGAAAAAGATAAATTTGAAAAAATATTTTCTTATATTACAACGCAAGGTTGTTTTGTAAAAAAATTAAAAGATGATTCATTTGAAACTATGACTTATGAACATGTTGTAAGAGATTATCAAAATGTAAGAATTATTAATGAACATGGATTACCAGAAAATTTTGTTTCTATGTGGATAAAAGATCCAAAACGCAAAGATTACGAACAACAATCATTTTTACCTTACAGCGAAGTAAATGAAACATCACCAGAAATTTTTAATTTATTTAAAGGTTTTAAATCAAAAAGAACTGAATATAATGAAGATGATGTTAAATGGTTTGATGAATATTTAAATAATGTTTATAAAACAGATGAAATTAGAAAATATATAAAATCATTTTTAGCTCATATTATTCAGAAACCTACTGAAAATCCAAAAATTGCAATTGTATTAAAAGGAATTGAAGGAACAGGTAAAGATAGTTTGCTTGATATTATTAGTGGATTAATCGGAATTGATTTACTATGCAGAGGTAAAGGAATGGATAATTTATTTGGTACATATAATAGTATTGTTAGTAATAAATTAATAATTGGAATGAATGAAGTTCAAGGTAAAGATGGTATGAAATATATTGAAGATCTAAAAGAATTTATAACTAGTGATGAATTACAAATTAGAGAGAAATATATAAGTTCAAGAAATAGACCTCAAAATTTCAGATTATTTATTTTATCAAATGGATATAGTCCTATTGTTTTTAGTCCTACTGATAGAAGATTTTTTATTGTTGAAACAAATATGGAAATGGCTAATAAAGAATATTTTGAATATTGGAAGGATTTACATAAAAATAAAATAGGTAACGATGAAATGATGAAT